GTCAACATAAGTCTCAGTCTCATCAATATCGGAAGCAAGTTTAGTATACTCGCCACCAACTTCCTTTACAATTTCTTTTAAAAAGTCCATCAGCATACCATCCCGTATTCTTCACGAAGTATTTTTTTATAAGGCAAACCTTGTTCTCGGAGTTCTTTTACCAATTTAAGTTTATGATAAAGTGCTGCATCTCCACCAAATCCAAGAGCACTTACAATTTTATTCAGTTCTTCATCATTAATAGGCAAATCCATTAGGCAAAAAATAGTTCAAGGTTTACAGTTTTTTCCACAGACCATCCAATAGAATCAAGAATGGATTTCAGTGGTTCCACAAAACTCTTCTCAAATTGTAGTTCATAGTCGATGTATTTGTCAAGACCTAGTTCTTTGGGAAAGTCTTGAATGAAAGAAATTACATTCTCTTGAATTATGTTTGGTTTTTTAAGAAAAATAAATTTAACTTTCTCACCGTTATTAATCAGAGAATACTTATTTGTAAGTTTTTTCTCCTTTATATAATGATTGAAAAGAAGTGCTCCACGAATATGAATCGGAGTCTTGGAAGCATAAATGCTCGAAGAAGAATAATACTTACGAACATCAGAAGCGGTTCTTGGGAAAGCAATCTGCTCTGGTGGAAGTTTTTTAAATTCCGTGCGGCACTTATCAATAAACTCAATCACCTCTTCTTCAGTTCCACTCATCATCAGTTTCAGACCATCCTTAATCATCTGGCGACAGGGCGCAGGAGTAGAAGATTTAACTGCCTCAATACCCATCATCTTCAATTTAGGTTGTTCATAACGAACACCTTCACTATCCCAGACATTGAGAATATAACGCTTCTTCGCAGTCCAGATGCCACGGTCAGCAATGTTCTCCCGCTTCATCTGCATCTTCTGGTCATAAGCATTCACATAGTCCGCCAGTTCTTGGTAGCAACCTTCAATATGCTTTTCAAGTTCCACCTTAGCGACCTTATCAAGGAACGAAACAACGCTTTCAGTAGTTTTCTCTCTTCCCGTGTATACAGTCTCAACCAAAGGACCCATATTGAGATAAATGGAATCGGTATCAGAAGCAATAACATAATCAACATCCTGTGTCTTGAGAACTTTATTCAGATACTTATTAATCTTATCTTCAATCCAACGAATCGAAACCTGCCCCGAAAGAGTAATTGCTTCAGCATTTGCTAGTTTGAAATAACGGAAATACTGATTGCCGATAGCACCATAAGCAGAGTTAAGTTGAATCTTCCTCGCCATTTGGATGTTGTTACACCTTGCAATCTCTTTTTCCAGTTCTTTAGTTTTCTTTTTCTCATATTCCTGTTTAGCAGCAAGCATCTTCTTTTTGTAGATGGTGCGATCCTCATAAATCTTTTCCATCAGTTCTGGAAGAAATCCACGCACATCTTTGCGATACATTGCACCATTCGCACAAACTGCATAGTCCTTATACAGTTCAAAATTAATTTGCTGATTAAGGATTTTATCTACAGTTACAGACGGATGCCTCTCATCCAAAAGAGTTTCTGGTGAGATATTGTATTGCATAATCAAGTGAGGATACAGTGAGTTCAAGTCAAAGTTCACTACCCAATCATAAATTCCTGGAATGGGTTCTTTTACATAAGCGCCAGCATACTTGGAATCTTTATCAGAACGCTCTTTAGGGGGAATCGCAATGTTTCTCTTTTTGAGATAGTTGTAGATAATTGTATCCCACATTCGAACTTGTGAAAATACATCTTCATAGTTTACTTTAGCGTCATACGCCATCGTCAAAGCAAGTTCAATCAGTTTCATCTTGTCTTCCAAACGGTCAACAAGTTCTACGTCCTTGATGTTATATTCTACAAACTTCTGCCAACCATTTGTATAAAAGTCTTTAAAAGTATCAAATTCAGAGTGATCCAGTTTTTTCTGACCCAGTTCCACACTCGCAATGTGATCCAAGCGATAAGATTCTTGATTAGTATAAGTAAATTTCTTATAGAGATCAAGATAGTCTAACTGTGAGATGCCACCAATATCATAAGAAATATATTTACGTCCAGAAATATAAGTCTCATCTTCGGTCACAAGTCCCCAAGGTGACATACGCTTCATCAGTTTTTCACCCAAAACACGGTCTAGGCGGCGAACAATATAAGGAATATCGTATAGTTTACTGTTCCACCCAGTCACAACTTCTGGGGTATTATCCATCCACCAATGAATAAAATCATTGAGAAGATCATACTCGGTTGAGAAAGCACGATACCTGACATTTGCTTGATTGTTCTGAAACTTACCAAGACCCCAAGTATGAATTTGCTTGGTTGAATAGTCTTGAATGGTAATCAGAAGAACTTCTTCAGCAGCAGATTCTACATCAGGAAATCCATTTTCAGAAGCGACCTCAATATCGATGGTTGCCAATTTAACTTTGTCACTATCAAAGATAATTTGATCTTCAGGATACTTATCAGAAATATACTGATAGATATACCGATCATTGCCATGGATTTTAAACCCTTCTACACCATCATATTTTTTAATAAAATCTCTACACTCACGAACAGAACCTGGTTCAATTGGTTCAACATATTCACCACTTAAGGTTTGGTATTTGGTTTGTTTTTTAGAAGGGACAAAAAGAGTCGGAGAAAATTTCTCTCGGATCATAAAATGTTCTCCATTTTCATAACCACGAACAAGAAAATGATCTCCGACCATTTGCACGTTTGTATAAAATCTCATCAGGCAATCATTTCAAAATATTTGGAAAGAAGATCTGCGGTTGGATCTACGATTGTAAGTATACTATCGGAATGAATCATAAATTCATTTTGATTCGTATACTCAATCCAGGGTTCAAGAACATAGATACCAGATTGATTCACTAACTTGAATGGATTCGTAAGTTTACAATCTGGTTCCCCAAGTTCAGACCCCACTTCTACAATTTCACTAATTAGAACAGTATCATTCTTGAGTAGAAGACACTTGATTATTTGGTCCATTTACTTTCTCCAAGTACATTTGTTTAACGCTATCCAATGGTTCCACTAATGTTACAACATAACTTGTAGGAACTGCGATATCCTTTTCTGCTGACAGCAGCATCCATTGAGAAAAAGTAATCTCATAAGATCTTTCGTTATCCTCTTCAGATACCAAGAATGGTTTATTAATTGTGACCTTTTGAGGTTGATTAAAAAGATAGGCTACTGTTTTTTCTTCAGCAACGATTTCTTTCACATCAGTAATTATCTGTTCTCCAGACTTTAATAAAATTACTTTGATTGACATTGGTTAGATCATTCCTCTACTCATTATAGCAAAAAAACAGAGGGGCGTCAACTGGATTTTGCCAGTTGCCCCTCTATGGCATAGCGCCGACGATATTCAATTTTATTTAGAGATAATCTTTTCTCTTGTGATGATCAGGAACAATTCGTCCAAGAGTGATCGTTAGAAGACCATCCTCAAAATCAACTGATCTAACTTCCGTGTCATCCGAGAGTGTCCAGGAACGTGTAAATGACCGTTGAGCCAAACCTTTGTGAACATACTTGGCATCAGTTTCCTTATCTTCTTTTTGACCCTCAACAAACAATTTACCATCTTGGGTATAAACAAAAACTTCTTTTTTTCTAAATCCAGCAAGTGCCAATTCAAGTCTTGATTCTACATTACTGACTTGAACAAGATTGTAAGGTGGATAGTTTGTAGTTGTTTCGTGTAGATGGAAAATACGATCAAAGTATTCATCCATTCCAATACTATATTTGTTGATCCTCTCCATCAGGGCAGGAAGATCCGCAGCAGTATACCTTGTGAGGTTAGTCATTATGGTAGCTCCTTTAAAAGCGAGTTTGTGTTTTGTGGGACCCTTTCGGCATCCGTATATAATTATAATACTTCTTACAAAAAAGCGGGTCGTGAGACCCGCTCTTTATCATTCGGTTTCTTCAACCTTTTTCTTTTTAGCACCAATATTATACTTGGTTTCCAAAATCCAATCACCCTTATCCTTATAAGCAAGAACCTTAATCTGGTTCAGGGGTGCAATGTCTTGGATTTTTTTCAGGTCAACAATCGTGATTAGACCCCAATCCGCAAGAAGTTGGGCAATACGATTGCGACGCTGAACATCATTCACAGTCAGGTTAGCGTGTTTACCATCTAGAGCAAACAGTTCCTTAAAGTGAACGAGATAATATCTACCTTGCTTGTGTAGAATATGGCAAGACTGATAGATTTTCTTTTCTTTTCTTGAAGCTACTCCGATACGGGTCAAAGTCTCACGAACCTTCAAAAAGTCATCGGGTTCGTTAAGAATCACTTCCACCATTTGGTCGGGCGTCCACTTTACTTCAGGTTCTTGAACGACACTCATTTTGATCCTCCAGTTTCAAATTTCGATTTAATAAATGTTAGTTGTTCTTTAGTAAGAATCCTCAAAGCTTGTTTTGCCTTTTCATTACTAAAACCATAGTAACGTTTAACATAATCAAGGTCTTTGATTTTATCTTGTCGGAGCCAGGGAGAAAATCTCTTCTTTTTCCTCAGACTATTTATAAAAAAGTCATATTGAAGTTTCTTTGGGAGGAAATGATAGCGATTCATTTCATTCGCAAACAGAACGCAATCAAGATGACCTGATAGACAACGATTGATAATATAAGGAGCATATTCTTTTTCAAGCGATGGATCTTCGTCAATCAGATGTTGTTTCGTTTGATTAATCGAGTTTAACCAGTCCTTCAATTCCATAATTAAAAAGCAAGAGTTCTTTACGTTGTTTTTGCTCACGCATATATTCACCCACAGAACGCATCGTATAAGTTAGATCAAATTCAGCAGCGTTCCAGTTCTTAAACCTATCCTTTACAAGTTGATCAGAATTATAACTAATCAACTGATCCATATCGTTAGCATCGCAATCAGCAGCAAACTTATCGTGATCAAATCTTTTGTGCATTGATCCCTTATTCCCGTAGAGATTATCCTTAATGTCATAAGGAGGATCGAGATACATAAAAGCACCTTTATTTCCATCCATCAGATAATCATAGGAATAGTTAGTTATACGCCAATGCTGAATTAATTTAGAATACGCAGGCAGTTTTTCGATACCCCGCAAACTGAAATTGGAGTTGGATGCTTGTTGAGAAAATGATGAACTCTCCGTGAGACCACTGAAACTGCACTTATTGACAATATAGAAAGCCACAGCACGGTCAATGCTAGGCAAACTTTGGTCATTGATTTGCTCCTTTGCTTTAAGGAAAAGTTCTCTTGCTAACTCTGGAGTATTGTTTGCTGTCTTAAGATCTACCAGTTTATCCTTAAGATCAATTCCAAAAATCTGGAGTTGCTGCCAGAAGTTTACAAGAGGTTCATATAAATCATTTACCCAAATATCTAGGTTGGGATATTTTTTAGTGACATAAATCGCAACGCTTCCACCACCAAGAAATGGTTCGCGGAACTCATCGTAGTTACGAAGGTCTGGAAAGTAAGGGTCCATCTTAACGCAAGCACGGGACTTACCCCCCGGATACCTTAAGGCAGTTTTAAGACTCTTTTGAGTGGTCATAATCTTTAGGATGATACTTCAAATACTCTCTAAAAGTGAGTTTCATTTCTTTCTGCGTCATACCACAATGCTTTGCGGCAGCAGGAACAGTCATTTTAGCACGAAAGAGACCTTCATTTGCCTCTTTCACATTTTCTGGAGTTGTCTTTACTGGAATCTCATAAAGAGATGCCTTATTAATTTTGAGCAGACCCATTTACACACCTCACAACAATTTGAGTATCTCTAGTTGCTTCTGCCATCTCACGATATCCAGTCCCAACATAAATTTGACCGCCAACTACAGCAACAGCACAGGCACCCCAAAAAATATAATACCACTTGGACTTGACTTGATGTTGCTTTTTCAGTTCATCAAGCTCTTCGTGAATATCTTGATGATGAAATCTCAATGGTTTTTGTATTAGTGCTTTGAGTTTTTTATTTTTCATTTAAATTCACACTCCACCATAAGTTCAGTCAAGCAAGCAAGCATATTTATTTCTTGGTCTGCTACAAACGCACTCTGATACTGATACTTAGCAAGCACAAGCACAGCAGCAGGAATACTATTGTTTTCAAGGGCGCTATAAAGAGCATCGTAAATACGGCGCAACAATACAGTAGTATCATTGTCCATATTAGCCACCACCCACTTCCGAACTTCAGGGAAGTTCTTTTCTTTAAGGTTTTGAAGGAGATCATTTACAGCGATGTCCGAGAAAGCAGCAAGAATTCCTGAGTCAATTTTGCCCCCCACACTGTACCGTTGACACTCGTTGAGGACTCGTCGCCAATCGGGGAAGTGCTTATTGATAAGTTCTGCAAGTACTCTTTGATCGAATTCGACGCCTTCCGCATCCAAGATGTTTTGTAGACGCTTGAAGAAGGATCCTGCCAATGCGGTTTTTTCTTTCCCTTTGATGGAGAAGTCAATAACGGCACATCGGGAGTGGAGGGGTTCGA